CAATCGCAGACATTGACGCCGAGGCACTGGCGAAGACGAAGCGCAGGGCAAGGGATCCGGTTACCGGGAAAACCTACCTTGTTCCGGCTGATATGACCTACAGGGATTGGTATAAAAAATATGTATATGTAGAGGAGGGATGAAGTGAAACAAGTAAAGGTCATTAAAAAGTACTTTGATACTGCTTAAGTTGCAGAAGCGATCGAAGAATCTAAGAAAATTAAGCAATAAGCAAATACGCAGAAATGCGTATTATTTTAATGTCCGAAACGACATTAAACTAGGCAACGATCGGGGCTTAGAACCGATTGGGGCAAGAAAGGAAGCTTATGAAGTACATGAACAATCATTTTGGATTTTGTCGGATTTTCCACGCTCCCGATGGAGCTGGCTCCGGCGGTGCGGCGGCAGCAGAGGGTGACGAGAGCGGGGCCGATGAGGGCAACGACGACGGAGCCAAAGACGCGAAGCCGAAAACTTTTGACGAGATACTTACTGATAAAGCGTATCAAGCGGAGTTTGACCGCAGAGTAAACAAGGCGCTGGAAACCGCCCGGGATAAGTGGCAGACCTTAGCGGATGATAAGGCGTCAGAAGCCGAGAAACTTGCAAAAATGAACAAGGATGAGAAAGCTCAATATCTGCATCAGAAAAGCGTAAAGGCTCTGGCGGACAGAGAAGCCGCAATCACAAAGCGTGAACTGATGGCAGAAGCTAAGAACACGCTGGCAGAAAAAAGCCTGCCCTCTACGCTTGCGGAGTTGTTGGTATATACAGATGCAGATGCCTGCAACGCTTCTATAGGCGTTTTAGAAAAGGCTTTCCAGGCTGCTGTTGAATCAGCAGTGGAAGACCGTTTGAAAGGCGGCGATCCAATCAAAAAGGCAGGGAATGGTGACAAGGATTTAAGTGATGCTGAATCTTTTATCGGGGTCATTAAAGCAAACCAAGTAAAGAGAGTTTAGAAGGGAGTAAGAAATGGCAGTATATTTAAAAGACGAACTGGTGGGCTTTGTACCTACCGAAAAAGTGAAAACGATTATGAAGGATGTGGCGCGGGGGTCTTCCCTGCTGCGCCTGAGCCGTGTGGAACCCATGACTAGTGAGTCAAAGGAGTTTCCGGTTATGACGGACGGCCCTGGGGCCTACTGGGTAGGAGAGGGCGAGAGAATCAAGACGAGCAAAGCCCAGTGGATTTTCCCCAAAATGTATGCGAAAAAGCTGGCGGTTATTATACCGACGACAAAGGAAAAACTTAACGACACAACCATTAACGTGTTTGAGGAGCTCAAGGGACCAATCGCAGAAGCATTTTACACGGCCATTGATGCTGCCGGACTCTTCGGGACCGGTTCGCCGTGGGCGAAAAATATTTACCAGTCTGCCACTGCTGCGGGCAATGTGGTTACAGGGGGCGCGAATCCGTCGATAGATCTGGATGTTTCCGACATTATGGCTTTAATTGAAGACGCCGGACTGGACGTAAACGGCTTCGCGGCGCACTATGGCATCAAAAACACTCTGCGAAAGCTCAGAGACGCCAACGGCAATGCCTTATATGTTCCCGGCGTGGATCAGTCGGAATTTTACAACAACCCGATTGAGTTCTCCCGCAATGGCGCGTGGGACAAAGACAAGGCCGAAATTATCGCGGCAGACTGGGCAAAGTCCCTTGTGGGAATCCGTGAAGGAATCGCTTACGAAATCCTGAAAGAGGCAACCCTGCAGGGAACCGTGGATGCAGACGGCCTGCCTATCTCTCTCGCTGAGCAGGACATGATCGCAATTAAAGCCACGATGCGCTTAGGCTTTTTGCCAATCAAGGATGAAGCTTTTGCGGTCCTTGCGAAATAAGGAGGGGCGACGATGAAGTACGGAAAATACGTAAAGGATGGCAGGGAAGTTATGGCGTCGGAAAAGGCTTATAAGCTGCTTTACAAAGAGCAGGGATATCTGCCTGTGGGCGATGCCGGAGAGGGCGAGGAACCGCAGAAGGAAGAGGCCGGTACTGGAGAGGATAACAAGCCTGATATTGAAAAAATGTCTGTTTCTGACCTAAAGGCTCTGGCTAAGAAACAGGGCATCGAGGGCGCCGCCTCCCTGAACAAGGAAGAGCTGCTGGCAGTCCTAAAGGATGTGATGGCAGGTGAGTAACATAGAGCGCTTAAAAGTGCTTACGGGAGAGAGTGACGAGGAGTTGCTCTCTCTTTTGCTTGAGGATGCGGAGGCCCAGGTGCTATCCTATACAAATCGCACGGTAATGATTCCGGCGCTTAATAAGGCAGCCTGTGATCTGGCTCTGATAGCCTATAACCGGCGCGGTACAGAGGGCGAATGCAAAAGGAGCGAGGCGGGTGAGTCCTACGAGTTTTTAGACATGCCTAAGAGTATCTACAGTATTTTGGATCAATACAGGCTAGCAAGGGTAGGGGGTGTGGTGTATGAGACTAAGGCAAGACCGGGTCAGGACATACCATCTGCGGAATCGAATTACAAAAACGAGTAATGAGGGCGGGTCATACGATGACTACGGGGTTAACCCGATTCCCTTCCGCGCCGAAGTCTGGCCGGCCGGGGGGAAGGTGCAGGCCGAGAAATACGGCCAACGTCTCGATTATATCCGTAACTGTAAAGTAGAGGGGGCATACAGCATCACGGTAGATGATAAGGGCAAGGTGCTGTATTGCTTTGACGGTATGACCCTATCTGAACTTGACGGCATCTGCTTATATGCAGCGCCCCAAGTGAAACCGGATTATCGCATCATAGCAATTAAGCCCTACACGCCGTTACGAATGGAGCTCGAAAAGCTATGATTCGGGGAGCGGATGAACTATCGCGGCGACTCATCAAACTGGAACGCGCCGGATCGGTCGAAAATACAATAGCCGCCGTCAGTGAGTCTATTAAGTTTGTTCAGGGGCATGCAAAAGAGCTATGCCCGACTGACGATGGTGAGTTGCGGCAGAGTATCTATACAGAGGTTGAAGTCCGGGACGATGTGGTGTACGGGATTTGCTACACTAACAAGGAGTATGCACCCTACGTTGAGATGGGTACGGGCCCGCGCGGTGAAGCAAGCCACGAGGGAATATCTCCGGTGATTACCCCGGCATATTCACAATCGCCCTGGTGGATGCACGAGAGCCAGGTAGACGCGGTAACGGCTGAAAAGTATGGATGGTTCTATATCGATACACCCGAAGGGCGCTTCTATCAGTCCAATGGCCAGGCAGCACAGCCCTTTATGTACCCTGCCCTGAAAAACAATGAGGACAAGGCCGCAGAGATCCTGGGGGACACGATTTCTGCACAATTTGAAAGGGATTAAAAATGTTAAACGTAAAAGATCAGGTGTACGTGGCACTTTGCCAGGTCACAAAAAACGTGACCGACTCCTACCCCAAGAACTGGGAGGAGGATCTGGCAATCCAATACATGGAAGAGGAAAATAGTGTTTACGAATACGCAGACATGGCTGAACAGAAGTCCTATTGCCGATATAGAATTGATATTTGGCACAACCGGAGTACATCCGCAACTGCTGTCGCGGTTGACGCGGCTATGTCCGGACTGGGATTAAAGAGGACCCGGTGTCAGGATGCTGACGATCCTTCGGGGCGCAAGCACAAAGTCATGCGCTACGAAATGATAATTGACGTAAATACACAACAGGTCTACCACAGAGGGTAGAAGAAAGGAATAAATATGTTAGCAAATGGAGCAACACTGGGTTACAAAGAAGCGAGCGGAGGCAGCACGTATATCATTTTGAAGGGACTGAAAGAGATCCCTGATATGGGAACAGAACCAGAAAAGGTTGAAAACACCCCGCTGGACGCAGAGGTAAAGCAGTATGAAAATGGAATTGGCGATGCGGGGGACATGACTTACAAATTTATCTACGATAACACAGAGGCCACCAGCCCATACCGTGTGATGCGGCAGGCGCAGGCGGACGGAAAAACGTTGTCCTTTGAGGAGACCTTAAAGGACGGAACAAAGTCACGATATGACGCGCAAGTGTCCGTTAAGCGTACCGGCGGCGCTGTGAATGGCGTAATTGAATTTGAACTGGCCATGTCATTACAGAGCAACATTACGTTTGTGGACCCGGTATAAGGAGGAGTTGAGAAATGGGAACATTTGGCATAGACGAAGAAGTAACCGAAAAGATTGAAACCGAAAAGGTTGTGGAATTGAAACAGAAACCCCGCGCTTTTGCTTACTGGGCGGTGGGTGGTGAGGATTATAAGTTGAAACTGACCACCGCTGACATTTGCCAGCTGGAGGAAAAATGGGGTCGCGGCCTGTTTAATGTCATGATGGCGGGAGATATTCCTGCCCTGGGCGTTATGCTCACTGTTGTACAGACGGCGGTTAAACGCTGGCATCATGGTATTAAGTTTAGCCAGGTGCAGACGATGTTTGACCAGTATGTGGAGGAGGGTGGAAGTTTGCTTTCTCTGTTCACCGATGTGGTTATGCCAACACTGTCCGTATCTGGTTTTTTTACGCAGAGCCAGAGGGAGGATCTGGATGCCCGGATAGAGGTGATGCGGGAGGATCTGTAACCGAGATCATTCAGCGGCTCTACTACCAGGCGGTCGATTGTGATATAGCAATTGATACCTTTTGGTCCTCCACGATCCCGGAGGTCGTGGCCCTGGTAGAAAGCCGTCAGCGGCGGCTATTAGAAGAGAAGAAGGCCGATATAAATATGGCTTTTTTACAGGCCCGTTTGATTGGCGAGCAATATGCCTCCGTGTGGAACAAGAACGTCCGAATATCAAAGCAGTGGGACATCTTTCCGAAGCTTTTCGCAGAAGAAGAGAGGAAAGCCACGGAGGCCGAACAGCAAGAGCAGTGGGAGTCTTACAAGGAAAGGCGCAGGGCATACGCGATGCGTCACAACGCACAATTTAAGGCATCTGCCGAAGAGTAGGTGTCACATTATTCTTTAAAGGGAGGAGGTGGAAGGATGAGCGAAAATGGAACAACATTGCAGAGATTGCAGGTCATAATCGAGGCGGTCACGAAGCCTTTCCGAACCGAGATGGCGAGGGCACGAAGAATAGGCGCTGAGGCCACCAGCGAGATGAACAGGCAGGCGGAGGCAATGCTGCGGGGTTATGAAGGAGTTGCCGGCGGCGTTAGAGATGCCACGTCGGCGGCTGGAGGATTCCGGGACACGATGAATTCCATAAACGATTCTAATGCTGGAAACGATTTTGGCAATGAAGGCGGGGATGCCGCGAGAAATAACTTTTTCCGGACGCTTACCGCCAGCGCACGGGAATACGCCCGTGAAGCAAAACTGGCGGCAGGCGTCACGGTTTTTACAGACGAATACCGGGATGCTGTCAGCGGCTACGAAAAAGCGAACGCGCAGCTTGAGCGGTTAACACGGAATAAAGAAATTTTAAGAAGTGTCGGCAACACTGAGACGGTTGCATCTGACGAATATAAAATGGTGGCCTCTGACATAGAGACCACGGAAAGAAAACTTGCATCCCTGCAAGCCCGGCAGGAACGTTTTATGGATACCGGTGGGAGCAGGCGCAGCAATGCATACCAGCGAATGCAGTATGATATTAACGAGTTAAGCAACGCCCTTGAACATTACCGGTCTGAATTAGCTGAGATGGATGCAAATGGAACCGGAAGTGTTACGCGAACGACAGCAGAGTGGAATCGCAACGAAGAAGCTATCCGCAGGGCAGCGGCAGAAATTGAATACTACCAGCGCCAAATGGATGGCCTTAGCGCGTCCGGCAGAGATACGCAATATGCGACCTCTGCGGCAGGCAATGGAAGTTATGCGCAGGCCGCGGTTGCAAGCGCCCAGCAGGCAGCTGCGGGGGTCAGAAGCGCAATGTCATCTGCAAGAGCCAGCGTGACAAGTTTCATCCAGGGGATCCCGGTTATTGGCCGGGCATTTCGTGAGAGCGCCTACATAGCGTCGGCTGCGTTTAAGGGGCTTAAAGCCGTCCTTAATGGGGTCGGAGCCGTCGTCAAAAAGACTTCCGGCCTGTTTGGCGCTCTGATCAAAAAGTTAAAAGATACGGCATCCGGGGGCAATCGGGCGAGCCGATCACTGCGCGGGACAAATGGCGCGGCAAATAAATTGTGTGGTGGTATTTTTAAGCTTGGAAACATGTTTAAACTGCTCGTAATCAGAATGGCCTTAAAAGCGGTCATAGCGGGTATAAAGTCGGGCTTCGAGAATCTTGCTCAGTATTCGGATCGTACAAATCAGTCTCTGTCACTGCTCAAGTCCTCGTTAACCCAACTTAAAAACAGCTTTGCTACAGCGTTTGCACCGATCCTGAACGTGGTTGCGCCAATCCTTGCTACCCTGATCGGGTACATATCGCAGGCACTCACTGCGATTGGTCAGTTATTCGCGGCTTTGACAGGACAAAAAACCTTCGTCACTGCCACAAAGGTTAATGAAGACTATGCGGCAAGCCTGGCAAATTCTTCCGGCGCTGCAAAGGATGCCGCTGACGCCACGGAGAAGTATAGGAACGCCATTATGGGGTTCGACCAGATCAACAAGCGCGACAGTAAAACGGATTCCAATTCAGGTTCTGGATCTGCCGGGGCGGTCGCGATTGATGACATGTTTGAAACGGTCGAGATTGGCAGCCGATTCGCAGACCTGGCTGAGAAGATAAAGGAAGCCTGGAGACTGGCAGACTTTACCGAGATCGGCGAGATGATCGGAAACAAGTTGAACCAGGCCCTGTCCGGCATTAATTGGGATAAGATCCAGTCAACACTCGACAAGATTGCTAAGAGCATGGCGACATTTTTAAATGGCTTTATCGGGGCGACAGATTGGGCTCTGGTGGGCGGTACCCTGTCCCAGGGGATCAATACCGCATTTCGTACGGCAAATACATTTGCTACGACATTTGACTGGGGATCCCTCGGAAATGCCGTCAGCGGCGGCGTCAACGGTGCGCTGAATGCCTTAGACTGGGAGGCAATTAAGACTTCTGTCAACAACATTGTCAGCGGGATAACGGGCACACTGAGCACCATCATCCAAAATATGGACTGGGGGCTGATAGGGAAGTCGTTTGCCGAAAAAATCAATACAATTCTCGGCGGTCTGTATACATTCGTCACAGAGTTTGATTGGTCAGGTCTTGGCAGCGCTTTGTCGTCCGCCATTAATGGATGGATAACAACCGTTGACTGGGCAAAAGCCGGTAAAGCACTAAGCGACGGAATAAAGGGGATTTTGTCCTTTATCAAAACGGCGCTTGCGGAGATAAACTGGTATGAAATCGGGAAGGCAGTATCGGATTTTCTGGCCAATATAGACTGGGCTGGAATTATCCGGGATCTCGCTTTTATCATAGGGCAGGCTATCGGAGGACTGGCGAATCTGCTCTGGGGCTTTATTGAGGATTGCGTAAATTCAATCGGAGATTTCTTTTCTGCGAGAATTGAGGAATGCGGCGGTAACATCGTTTTAGGCCTCCTAAAGGGCATAGCAGACGCCGTAGTTGGTATTTTCTCCTGGCTGTGGGATAACCTTGTGCAGCCGATCATAGACGGCATTAAGTCAATGCTCGGTATACACTCGCCGTCTACCGTGTTTGCGGAGATTGGCGGCTGTATCATACAAGGCCTGATCAATGGGATTGCAGCCTTTGTACAGGGTGTTATTGACCTCTTCACCGCTATCTGGGAAAAAATCGTCGAGATATTTTCCGAAGTCGGAGCATGGTTTGGCGAGAAATTTACGGCGGCAAAAGAGTCCGTATGCGCTGCCTTTGCGTCCATTGGTGAATGGTTTTCAGGGAAATGGACAGCGATCAAGGAAGTGTTCGCATCCGTTGGTACGTGGTTTGGTGAGAAATTCACTGCTGCGGTAGATGGAGTCAAAGGAGCATTTAAAAGTGTCGGTGATTTTTTCAAAGGAATCTGGGAGGGCATTAAGAGCACATTTTCCAGCGTCGCAACGTGGTTTGGAAGTATCTTTTCCAAGGCTTGGGAGGCTGTTAAGAAAGTCTTTTCAGTAGGTGGAAAAATATTTGACGGCATTAAGGACGGCATTCTAAGCGCCCTGAAGACTGTCATCAATGCAATCATAGACGGCCTTAACAAAGTTATAGCGCTGCCTTTTAACGGGATAAACAGCGCACTGGATAAGCTCAGGAGTTTATCACTGCCCCTCATTGGGGCACCTTTCGGCTGGCTGCCGTCTATCGGTGTGCCACAGATCCCAAAACTTGCAAGGGGCGGCGTGGTCGGGACTGGACAATTGTTTGTGGCGAATGAAGCCGGGCCGGAACTGGTCGGATCGTTTGGTGGTCAGTCCGGCGTCATGAATAATAACCAGATTGTTGATTCTGTCAGCAGAGGTGTATATGACGCAGTTGCTGCCGCACTGATGAACAGTAAGGGCAGCGAGGCCCCGACGATAGAGCTTACTATTTTAGCCGACAGTGAAACGCTTTACAAGATTGTCGAAAAGGGCCGCAAAAGCAGCGACAGACGTTACAAGGTGGTTAAGCAGCTATAAGGAGAGCAGATGTTAAAAGTT